ACGTTCACACATCAGCAAAGATGTGTTATTGAGTTTGACCTTGATACGTTGCCAAGTGCAGGTTCATTTGCATTCCAATTCCGCAAGGAGAGCGACGATGATCTTTACGTCGTCTTTGTAAATGCTGCTGGTGATTTTTCCCTAACTGAGCGAGAAGATGCCGGTAATACACAAAAAAAGAACGCTGCTGCCGCATTATCAGGTGGCGAGCGTATAGCTATCATAGTCGATACTGATAATATCAGTGGCTATTATGACGGCACTCATGCCTGGACATATCCTTCTGCGACCAAAGTTCAATCTAGCCTCGATGGAAAGGTCAACAGTTTGGGCACCGGTGCCGCCATCTCCGACATCGACATCTACGAGCTAGGCACGGCGGTGCAGACGTACAGCGATGCTACGCCTGAATTGAATGATACATTTGCCCATGATGGTGATACCGAGATCACATATACACTTGATACCTTCAGGGAGGGAGGTGCTGGTCTATCTGTTTGGTTCCGGGATCAAGATGCTACACATGTATATAGCATTGATATTAGTTCGGGTAGTGGCGGAACGTTTCAATTATATCAAAATAATGCTGGATGGTCCTCGGTTGCCTCTGCCACATCAGCGGTTTCAGAGGGAGATGACATTAAGGTTCAAGCCATTGGTGCTCAGATTACTGGATGGGTAAATGGAACTCAAAAATGGACCTACTCTAGCGGACTATTTCCCACAGCCGTATCTGGAGTGATTGCCGGATTGGGGGCATCGGGTTCCATCTCCGACCTCACCGTCACCTCTCTCGCCCGCCACAACCCGCCCGGCATCGCTACGCAGGCTGTGTTGGGTTTCATGCCATTGCCTGCTACACCTAGTGACGTATCAGGCCAAGTCTACGTTCACGAAGCCGACTTTGTAATGGAGTTCGTGCTGAATGCCCTGCCTAGTGCAGCGGCTACGGCTGATATCTTCTTCCGCTACAAGGACTCAGATGAGAACTGCCGTATTACAATCACGGAGGATGGGGCGGGTGCTGGACACTTGGCATTCATCGAAGATGATAGCGGAGACACTACCCGTATCAATGCGGCTAGTGCCTTGTCAGGTGGCGAACGTATCATGCTTATCTGCGATGGCAACCAAGTCACCCTGTACTACGACAACACTCAAGCGGGCACCTATGCCAGTGGCAAGTTCGAGACTTATACGGATGGGTCTACGGGTGTGCTGAACAGTGCCATCATCTCGAATATGGTAGTTTTCCCAAGAACAATGAGTGGAACAGCATTGTCAGTATTGAATTCAAGGAGCAAATAATGCGCGCATTAGTTATAACCAAGATGATCATGAGCGGCGACGACAGAGGACAGCCTGACGTGGTGGACGGGGACCAGTTATCGTTTGGTCATATCGGTAACACGGCATGGCCAGCCGATTACATGCCGTTCATCGTGACGGGCACCGGTCCTCAGTTGGCGGCATTGTCCAGTGATGCCAACTTCCTGGCCGGGCAAGAGATCCGTTATGTGGATGACGCGCTCATCAATGAGCAGTTGGCCGAGAATTTCACACTCGGCCAATTTAACGCGTTTATCGTCGCTCGCAATCGAGATGCCGTAACCGCAACCAATCCCATCGGCGAAGCCACGGCCCAGGACATGACGGAGGTGGAAGCTATCGAATGGTGGTTGCTTGGCGAGGGGTACAGCCAAAGCGACGCCGATTCTTTGCTTGTTGCTATGCATGCGTTGCTCCCAACGCCCTTGACGGGTGCGGACGCGTTCCAGCAGATTATGCTCGCTTGGGGACATACCCAAGAAGACTTGGACCCGATAACGCCAGTGTTGACAAATGTACGGGCGGCTCTCGACTGGTGGTTGTCAAATGAGGGGTACAGCCAAGAGCAAATCGATGTTATTGTCGGCAATATATTTGCGTTGATGAATCCGGTCATGACGAAAGAGCAGGCTGTTCGTCTAGTGTTGGCCGATGAAGGATACGCGGAAGAAGACATTGACGCTGCGGTTGTTTCTATGTGGCAACGAGCGCAGCCTATCAAGGCGTTGATGAATTCGTGGTTGGAAGAGAATGACTTTGACGCCCTGCCAGATGTGGGAGATGGCTACACCCAGAACTGGCGCGATGCACAGCACAAGGCCATTGCTCCGGGTGCATTAGGCACAATCAACACATGGCTGACGAATCATGGTTATGATCCGATGACGGCGGATAACAGTGTGCTTGACTTGGTGCAGGTGTTCGTTCCCGGTTATAGTCTGGGCAGCGATAATGTCCACGATTCTGCCGCCTAGCAAGCTGACCTACCGGACAGGCACGAAAGCGCAGGAGGATTCATGAAGTATTTGATTGTAGTTTTGATTGCTGTGTTCCTGGTCGGGTGCGTTGGCGCAGATGGCCGGCCTGTCGAGTTCACTACCGCAGAACGTAGTGAGACGATATACGCGGATGGCTTGCTAGACGGGTGTATGGCAGGGATGCTACTCCTGACACGTCCGGAGAACCTACCACCGTACAAGGATGCCTTAGACGTGTGCAAAGCAGTAACCGGACTCGTGCTGGACGGACAGGTTGGTGACCTACCATCGCAGGGACCGGCTGATTCCGGAGCATCTGAGGAACTGCGATCAATGGGGATCGATGTAGGTAAACTTTAATAGTAAACTCGGGACTAACTTGCGGAGATTGATGAAAACGTATCATAAGAATCCCCGGCAAATCACCAGAAAACAGATGGAGAATCTGAAGGACACTCTGTCTGAGTTGGGAGATTTGTCCGGCATTGTTCATGATCTGACCAGTGATGAGATCGTGGGTGGCAATCAGCGAGGTAGAGCCCTGGATGTCAATACCTGTGAGATTGAGCTGACGCATGAGAGCGATGTGCCCGATGAGCAAGGGACGGTAGCGCTGGGCTTTATTGTCTGGAAAGGGAAACGCTTCTCTTATCGACAGGTGCTTTGGACGCCCGCCCAGTGCGAAAAGGCAAATATCGTTGCCAATAAGGCGGGCGGATACTGGGATTACGATATTCTGGCCAATGAATTTGATATGCCTGATCTCCTGGACTGGGGATTCGAGGCGTGCGAATTCCATGTGGATGGCGATAAGGGTGACGGACTCGATTTCTCTCCCAAGACGTTTGGCGATGCAGAGAATCATATCATCTACATTACATTCAAAACCGGAGAAACCGCGGGAGAAGTGCTGGAAGCCCTTACGTATGGAAGCAGAACCAGCGACACTGAGAGTTCAACGCTGAAAAGGATAGCCGGAGAAATGTATTCAGATCGATGGTTGGAGGCCCTGCATGAAAGTGACTGACGGAATGATCGAGGTCGTGGAAACAGAAGAGGGCGAAATTGCCGAAGCCAAGTACGCCAAGGAAAAAGCCATCGAAAAAGCCAAGGAACTGTCTGTCGTTCATCCAGACAAGGATGAGCGAATCGGCTATTATGCCGCCGGTGTGTTTATCAACGCCATTCCCGGCACAGGTGGAATCATCACTGCCATAGCAAAGAGGGTAGGTTGTTCTTGGAGTACAGCAAAGAAATACATAACAACTATGCCTACTGTCAGACAAGCGTATCTGGATGAATGCGAGACGGCAACCGACATGGCCGAAACAGTATTGATGAAAGCCATCCAAAAGGGAGATGTGCGCAGCGCAAGATGGTACTTGGAACGCAAACGCGGCGAAGTGTATACCCGACACACCGAGCTACAGATAAATGCCAAAAATATGCAGGAAATGAGTGACGATGAGCTCCTCGCCATCATTGAAGGATAGGGCGCTTGCCGTACTAGAATATCGGCAACGGCATGCCAAACGAGAGATGCCTGACTGGTTTGACACGCATGCCAGAGAGAAACAATTGCCGCCCCCCGTCGAGGGAGCTTGGCGTTTCTGGCTGATGCTGACCGGACGCGGGTGGGGCAAGACGCAAGTCCTCATTGCATGGGCGAATAAGCAAGCCAAAGAGATGCCCGGCAGTCGAGGCATGATCGTCGCTGCCACCGCCGCAGATGCTCGGGATATTCTCGTTGAAGGGGAGAGTGGACTCCTGAATTCTGGAGCCAACATCGTGTACCAGCCAGGAAAATCACAAGTTCTCTGGCCGGATTATGGGACAGTGGCTCTCATCCGTTCTGGAGAAAAGCCGGATCGCCTGAGAGGACCACAACAGCATTGGGCCATTGCCGATGAGGTGGCCGCCTGGAAATATGATCAAGAGGCGTGGGACATGCTTATGTTTGGACTCAGACTAGGCACGCAACCGCGCGTAGCAATTGCCACCACGCCCAGACCGACCAAAATCATTCGCGGTCTTATCGAAGATCCTTTGACCCATGTCACGCGTGGTAGCACCTATGAGAATCGTGACAATCTGGCCCCAGCATTTCTAGATGCTATCGTGAAAAAGTATGAAGGGACTCGGCTGGGACGGCAAGAACTAGATGCAGAGGTTCTGGAAGATGTGCCCGGCGCCTTGTGGAATGTGGATGTCCTGGACGCTACCAGAGTGCATGCCGCCCCCGATCTGGTCAGGTTGGTCGTTTCCTTCGATCCGCCAGCCAGCTCGCATGAGGGAAGCGATGAGGCGGGCATTGTAGCTGCTGGCATAGGAGAGAACGGACACGGTTATGTCATAGATGACGCATCCATGCTGGGCTCTGTAGATGGCAGATTGGGAGCCGTCATCAAAGCCTATCACAGACATCGAGCAGATGTGGTTGTGGTCGAGCGCAATCAAGGCGGGGACTGGATACCACATGCCATCGAAACTAAGGACTCCTCGGTGAACGTGTCAACCGTCTGGGCTAGCCGAGGGAAACTTACCAGAGCCGAACCGGTAGCCGCATTGTACACGCAAGGCAAAGTGCATCATGTGGGAATCTTTTCGGAACTGGAAGATCAGATGATGACATGGGTTCCGGGCGAGAAATCTCCCGACAGAATGGACGCTCTTGTCTGGGCGCTCACAGAGCTGTTGGTGGAGGAATCGAATCCAACGCAAGTAGGCATAATTAAAAATTCGGTGGACTTATTCGGAAGTCGAGAAAAGAAAGCGGACAGATACGCGGGCATTGGTGGTCCAGACCTCGATAGACGCAGGAGACAAAGAGCATGACAAGCATATTAGAGCGCATCGATGAGTTCTTCGCTGGCAATCAAGAGCCCGTAGAGGAAATCATCGGTAGAACCGTACACGGCGACGCGCAAGTCTCGCTCATGAAAAGTCGAACCCGCGTCAAAACCGTTGACCAGACCATTCCCGACTATGAATATTATGATAGGCTAAGGCGCGGGAAGTCCAGAGGCTATGCGCTGGGCAGTCTGTTCGCCAAGCGAATCGAAAACATCTATGCCAGTTGGGTTATGGGAGATGGGGTGTTCGTCAAGCTGCAAGAGGCTGGCGATGAGGAAAGCGAGAACGATCCTCGGGTCTATACGGACGCCCAACTTGCCGATTTCTTGAATCTGGAATTGTCAACTCTTATTCAGTTGACCAGAGATAAATTCGGGCTGGGCGACCAATATGTGGTTGTCAATGTAGATGGTTCGCTCAGTGTGCCATCCCCCGACACTGTAGAAGTCAAGCGCAATGAGCTGGACTATCGCGATGTGATTGCCGTTGAGATAACAACGAAGACGGATAAAGTTACCATCATTGACCGGTATACCGATGCCGAACGCATCATTACCGTTACTGACAATAACAATAAGGAAGAAGTGTTCGCATTCTCCAATCTGTTGGGCAAGATCCCCGTTGTTCACCTTGCTTTCGGTATGTCAGCCAACGAAACTAGCGGGCATTCCGTTCATGAACAGCTAGTTCCGCTCTATGACCAGTATGATGAGGTTATCTTCAAACAACTGGACGGCGTGAAACTGTTGGGCGCCCCCATGTTGGCAGTCGAAGGACTAGATGACCTGACCGCCGTCATAAACTTGAATGAACCCGAAACAACGACTCAATACAAGGATAAGGATGGCAATATTGTAGACAGGCAGGAACTCAACATCGATGAGAACGCTGTGTTGCTCATCGGGAAGGGTGGGCACGCTCTTTTTGTTGCACCGCCCGTTGGGTTCACCGCCGATACGCAACAAGCACTCAAAACTCTGTTCTATCTGATGCTGGAACATGTAGGAATCCCAGAATGGATTTGGGGCACTCAAGTGTCTAGCGGCAGATCGTCCACCGACACTCAACAAGGCCAGTGGGTCAAAGATGTACAGGCAATGCGCCGCGCTGATGAGCCATGGATCAGAGAGGTATGTGAATTATGGGTCGTAGCTCAGAAGTTAGTTGACCCTAAAATTGTTATTGACGACATGGTAGTATCTTGGCCAGAATTGTTGCCAGTTGAAGACGCCATGTTGCTAGAACAATTAAGATTCACCCTTGAAAATAATATCCTGACTAAGCAGGCTACTCTGGAGTTACTCAATCTTGTAGACGACGCTGCCTTGGCTGTAAAAGCTGCCGAAAGGGAAATGGATGCAGAGCAAGAGCGTCTTTTTCCTAACGGAGATTCTAGTCAATTCAATCAAAGGTTATTGAGTGACGATCCGGAAAATAGGAGAACAGTAAATCCGACGCTCCCAGACGGGCCTTAAATATGGGTCCAGGTATATCGATGGACGATCTTCCAGATGGCGGGAGTGCGAACGGAGAAACGCTTGGCAATTTCCAGTTGAGTCATACTGCCTTCAAGCCAGAGCTTGCGAATTTCCAGCACTTTCTGATTACTTAGATTTGTTATCGGATGCCCTTCGCCCTTGCAAGGTTTTCTTCGATCTTTTCGAATCATGTCCTGCATGTTGTCTGAAGCAGTTCCGGCGTAAAGGTGATAGGGGTTCACACAAGATGGACAATCACAACGATGACAAATGAGCATTCCCTCCGGGATAGGACCATTGTGAATAATCCAGGATACTCTATGAGCCAATTGGAGACGACGGTTCACAGCAAAACGGCCATAGCCGTCTGGCAGCTTGCTTGCCGTCCAAAGCCAGCAATCCATAAAGGGACCGGCTTCGACTTTTTTCCAGAAGTTGGTTGTGGTCTTGGGATTAAGTGTGATACAATCGCTCATGATACATCCTCTCTAGTAGGTTGTGTCCAAGCCGTGGGGTGCTGATACATCGCCACGGCATTTACTTGCCCTAGTATACCATAGAAACGGAGAAACCATGAATCAAGGACAGCAGAACGAACTCTATTCGAGGATGGACCGCATTATCGAGTTGCTGGAAAGTCTAGAAAAGAAAGCAAAGCCGCCCAGACGCCCGTACAAGAAACGGGCTAAGACGAAGAAAGTGGTGAAGGAGAAGCCCCTAGACAGAGCAGTTCTTCGCGAAACGATGGCCATGGCTGCTGATCGAAAGAACGAACTCATTGAGGTCGAAACTTCCTGGAAAGCCTCTGACGTTCCCGAGGGCGTAAGCGACTAATGGCCCGCACATACCTGTCCCAGTTTCTCGGTATAATGCGGGAGCAAGAACTCCGATTAGAGCGGATGTTCTCCCGCGCCATCAACCAGTCGCAACGTGCGCTACTGAGCGCCGCTGATGGGGAAGGCATTGTCCCCACCAGCGAGACTCGCGCCTTGCAAGTGGAGATAGGCCAGTACATAGAGAACATGTTCATCGGCACAGCAGCCGGTGGTACTCGCGCGCCGTTTATCTTCATGCAGGAACAGCTTGTCACTCTATCTCCTTACATGTCCATCTTGTGGCGAAGTGTTGAGGATGTAACCAGGCTGGCTGTGGAACAGCAGGCAGTTCTGATGGAACGATACCTGCCGCCAGAGTTCGCTGCTACTCTTCGCACCGTGCGAGAGCCCGTTTTCGAGATGGAAGTTGTGTCTGAGTTGAATCCGTTCGCTGGCTATGAGTCTGCGCACATTTGGGTAGATCCCAACGGGTACAGGCTCAGTGATAGAGTGTGGAACACGTCAAACACCACCAGGCGCAAGATTGACATCTTTCTGGATGAAAGCATTCGCAAAGGGCGCGATGCCACCTCAATGGCGAAAGAACTTGAAACCTTTTTGCAGCCTGGCCGTACATTGCGCACTCGCCGCCCATATGGGAAAGATGCCAGCTTCGATGCCATGCGCTTGTCCAGAACAGAGACTACCCGCGCGCACGCGCAGGCG